CACGGCGTCGCTGCCGCTCAAGGATGCCGCCTGGTTCGCCGGGGCAGCGAGCGGAGAGGTGAAAACCATGCTCTCAAACTGCCAGCTTGCATGGCCGAGGCGCTTCAATTTCGTCGGCACAACGCCATGCACGGCGATAAACAGAACGTCCGCGCTTTGCACATAGGAAAGCTGCTTCGCCTGTTCCAAGGTATAGGGACTTGTGATTTCGTATATGTCTTCGTTCGCGTCCAGGATGAATCCATCCGGCGTGGCAACGCGCAGCCACTTGTCCCCGAACACAAGGCAATATGCCTGTTCCTGGCTAAATACGAACGGCACAAGCACGGCTTCGCCAGGCAGGGCGTCCAGTAGCTCAAAGCCTGGGCGCTTCACAGCGCCGCCATGAGCCTGGACAAGAAAATTCGTGAGGGTGCGGCATCCCTTGTTGTACTTGCTCAAGTCAACGCGGGCCGAAAGGCTGGGGGCCAATTCTCCGGCGGTGAAGTCGCCTTGCAGGACGGAACCAGGCATCGGCTATCTCCTTTCCGACGTGGGCAGATACAGGCCGAAACGTGCGGCCTTCCACGGCGAAAGGGCAGCATGCGGATTCTGCGCCGCGCAGTCCCGCGCTATTGCCGTGGACAGGGAAAGTTCATAGTTCTGCGCACAGAATTGCTGCTTGCGCATGTCGTTCAGCTTGGCCGTCGCCAGCTCCGCAGCCAGGCCCCAGGCCAGGGCGTCGGCAAAGGTAGGAGGCCAGCGCAGGGGATCATTGACGCGCGCCACATAGAGCAGGCTTGCCGCGTCTTCCTGGGTGCGCAGCAAGTCCCCTTCAATCACATAGGCCGGGGAACGATTGACGGCAGCGAACCCGTCCAGGTGGACAACGCGGATGCAATCGGCGGGCATGGCGTAGGCGTGGGGATATTCCGTATTCTCTACGGCGTCGGCCACTTCGGCCAGGGCAACGCGCCGCAGCGCAAACGTCCAATCGTGCGCGGTCAGCGTCGTGTCCAGAACGTGCTTGAACAGGTTGGTGCAGAGGACGCCCAGCGTATCCGTTTCCAGAGGGGAAATACGTTCGTCAAGCTGTTCGCCGCCCAGCCGGGCAAGCGCGGTATTGAAAAGCAACACGGTTGATTGCATGGCGTTCCTCCTGTCAGCGGGGAGAGGGGCCAAGCAATACCCCCCTCCCCTTGGCGTTTAGGACTTGATGATGGTTTCCGCCTGCTGCACATCCAGGACGAGGCCGCCCGTGATCGTGCCACCGGCAGGGGGCGTCACGCCGGAGCCGGAGGGGCAGGAATAGTTCAGGCCCGCATAGCGTTTCATGCCATGCGGCAGACGAGCGGCGACGAGCTGCCCGCCGCCGACAAGGGCCGCGGAAGTGACGGGATATTTCGCCACGGTGACAGCCGAGGTCAGCGCCCCGGAGGTCAGTTCGTCGGAGGTCTGCAATTCAACGGTGATGCCCGCGCTAGGCCCGGCGGAATAGTTTTTCGCCGTAACCACAAGCGAGGCTTCTTCGGAGGGGCCGTGATCGCCTGCGCCCAGGTCAACCACATCAGTGCTGGCAACCGTGGAGGTCACGGCCTGCTCATACGAAAACATGTTCTGCTTATCGAGGATCATGTGTTTTACTCCTATGTGTAGGCCAAGGCCGGACGATCAGCCCGGCCCAGGCGTTCGGTTTAGGAAATGGTGGATTCCGTGCAGGTGATGCCGTCGCAGCGCTTCACGGGGATGCCGTCGAAGGTCAGAACCTTCTTGCCTTCCACTGTCTCCGGGGTGAGCTGGACGTTGCTCTTGTTGGTCTTGGCAAGGCGCAGGCGAGTCCTTGTCGAGCGGTTCATGTACCAAACCGGGCGGCCCAGGTGTTCGTCGGGCAGAAGTTCGCTGGCCTGGATCATGTACTTGATCAGGTTGTCGTCGGTGATGGTGGACAGCTTGATGTTGGCGATACGCACGATGTAGCGCCAATCACGCACCACCAGGCCAATGTCCCACTTGTAATGGGTACGATAGCCCTGATACTGGCCTGTCGTGCCGTTTGCCAGGGTGGTTTGCAGGGTCACTTCGCCCAGGTCGGTGTGCTGGAATCCGGCCTTGCTGCCCTTCGGGTAGATGCCGAAAACGGTGTTCGCGCCCCAGGCGGTCAGCCAGATAGAGGTCAGATCGTCGCCGGAGCCGCCCGCGTTGATGACGTTTTCAGCCGTGGCAGCCTTGGTCTTGTCCAGGGTGGCGAAACGGGGAGCAAGGCCGAGGAAGCGTTCGGGATTCTTGGCGGTGTCGCCATAGAACAGGGTGGAGGCCATTTCCTTGTTCATGGCCTGGAGGAAGGCCTGATCTTCGGAAAGGCGGAAAGCGGCGGTGTTGTTGTTGAGATCAGCCAGCGCCTTATCGACTTCGGCGTAGGCTTCGAGCATGCCGCAGGTGTCCGTGATCTGCTGGGTCTGGCTCTTGGACTGCGGCACGCCATAGTTGAGCAGACGCCAGGCGACTTCGGGAAGGCCCGTGCGGATGGTGGTTTTGTGTCCCGTGGGAAGGTTGCCTTCCTGGAACAGCATGTCGTCCAAAACTTCGTTGGTTTCGGACAGGAGTTCTACGATCTTGTCAATCTTGCCGTCTTTGTCGAGGCGCTTGGCAATGTCGCCCAGCGTCGCAACGGTGGTTCCGGTCAAAGCCATAATGGTTTCTCCTTTCAGCAGGGAATGCCTGGTTTACTGGTTCATGTCTGGATAAAGTACCTCTGCGGCCGACTTGGCCTGCCCGGAGTTCTCGCCGCGGAATCCGGGTTCGGCCAGGGCCTTGCCCACCTTCGCCATGAAATCCCACATCTTCGGATGGCTGCCCAAGTTCGTTTGATCGAGCAGGTCATACAATTCCTGATCGCCAAACTGCCGCAGGGCTGCCTGTATGTGGCCTTGTTCAGCCTGGAAAGCGGGCCGCTTGGTTATCTCCGCCTCCCAGCCCTTTCGGGCCTCAAGCATGGCCTGTGTCTGCGCCTCCACCATGCGCTTGCCCACTTCGGCCATGCGGGCTTCATACATGCTGCCCAGCTTCTGCGCCTGCCCCTGGGTCAGCCCGATGTCTTTTGCCGTCTTGCGGAAGTCACCCAGCAAGTCGTCGTCAACCTTCGTCTGGGCAGCGAATTTCAGATCATAGCCTTCGGGGCTGTCCGGCACTTTCGCGGCGGGATCGTCCTGCTTGTTGCCGTCCTGATCCTGCTTGCCGGAATCCTGGCCTTCATCCTGCCCGTCTTTGGCGTTGCGGGACATGAGGCTGCCGTTCTGCACGTCATCGGTTCCCGTACCGCTGGCCTGCTGCTGCCCGTCTGTCTGGCTGCCCGTAGAGTCCACGGAGTTGTCGGCGGTGTTCTGGCTGTCTTCACTCATTGCGTTTGCTCCTTTGCGTCCCTGTTATTTGGGCGCGATAAGGTTGTGATCGAGGCGCAGGCGTTCAATGGCGTTGATCACCTGCCGCCCAGTGATGAAACGGGTGCATTCAAACTGGCGATCCGTGCCTTTGTGGCGCGGGCACCAGAAGTAATCGTGATGGTCAAAGGTCACGTCCATGGCGTCCCAGCAGCCATGGCAGACGTGGGTATTGTGGACGCGGTACGGCGTGGGGAATTCGCACGTCGGCAGGGAAAAGCCGCTGATAAGGACAACGGGCGTTCCCGCCGCCCAGGCCAGCCAGGAAAGGCCGCTGCCCAGGCCCACAAAGAAATCTGCGTGATGCAGCATGGCCGCGCGTTCGGCAAGCGGGCGGTTCCCCGTGAAGTCTTCCGCGCCGTGGGGAATGTGATTCCACACCCAGCCATGCCCCCCGGTGCGTTCCCGGTCGATGCACAAAACGCGGTATCCCAGGCCCTTCAGGTATGCTATGACTTCTTCCCAGCCCGTGGCGTTATTCCATTTCTTCGCCTGGCTGGTACTCTGCACGGCTATGCAGACATAGGGTTCCTCAATGACGCGCGCAGGATCAGCTGGCAGCCGCGGCGGCACTTCCTGCGGATCAACGCCGAGGATGTAGCCGACAGTGCGGGCAAGCCCCACCTGCCGGAAGTCGTAGGGCTGATAGTCCTGATCGCCACCGAAGAACAGGCCGATGCGGTAAGAGGCATACGGCGCAACCGTGCGCACCTTGTCAGGCGTGGAAAGCTGAATATCCGGGTACTGATTGCCCACAAGGTCGATGATGTTCTGGGCCATGGTGCATTCAAGATCGCAGCCATGCTTGCGCAGGAACTTCTCCGCGTAGGGGAACCAGGCCAGCAGATCGCCCAGCGTGCCCACGGGAAACTTGAGCAGCACGGGCTTGCCGCACAGATTCATGGAATGGTCAAGGATCGGCGTTTCAAGGTCGTTCCTGTCCCACACGCGGATGCGGAAGGGGACGTAGTATTTCTTCGTGCTGACCACCCAGCCCTCATCCACATCACAGGCAAAGAGGGTGTTCCCGGAATCCGCGTCTTCAAGCTGCACATGCCACTCGCCTTTCGGCAGCAGCACGCGCGCGCCTTCGTTAAAGTCGAAGCGGATGCCCCGCGGCCCCGCTTGCGTGGGCACGTCAGGAGCTGGCAACTGGAACGAATCAGTCATGTTTCTTCCCCATGTTCACGGCATGGAAAGCCGCATAGTCGTCTGCGCTTTCCCGCATCAGCGCGGCAATCTGTCCCGGCGCTGCCTTTTCAATCTTCGCCGCAAGCCAAAGGCCCACGGCCCGCAGCCCTTCGTTGTATTCCGTGCTATGCCTTTCCTGTGAGTAGGAAGGCCCCAGAGCGTTGGAAACGCTCAAAAGGAGCCGGAATACGCGGCGCGTGTTTTCGTTCGCCAGAGCGCCCAGGAAGTCCTGCTTTTCCTGTTCTTCATCCGGGTTCACAAAGAAGAAGGAAACGCTCATTACATGCCCCCGCGATCCTGCAAGGCCTGCATGATTTCAGCCTGTTCCGCGTCCTGCGGCATGACGTTCTTGAGCGCCGCCGTTCCCTTCTGCGCAGCGTCCGCGCCTTGCTGCATGGCGGACAGCATTTGCATTTGCGCCTGCTGTTTCACGCGCTCCTGCCGCTTGGCTTCAAGCGCGTCGGCGGAAAGCACAAGGTTGGGTGGCGTTCCCAGGAGATCGGCGTATGTGTCCACAAGGGCGTCCAGGTTCAACTTGTCGAGCGGGGCGGGATTGCCCGAAATCTTGGCAAGTTCGCCCGTCCTGGAAACGAGCTGATCCACCGCGGCAAGGCCTGCCTGCTTTTGGGCCTGGGCAAGTATGCTGATGAATTCAACCTTGATCGGCTGGCCTGCCAGTTCTGGCGGCGGGAAGGCCACAAGCCCGGCGCGATCCATGATGCCGTACACGCGCTCAATGAGGGGCTGGAACAGTTCGGCGCGCAGCCTGTCCAGAACGGGGCCGAGCATGAGCAGCTTTTCCCCGTTCCGTTCAGCCACTTCCGTGGCCGTCATGTTCTTGTTGGCCTCCGAGATCATCAGGAAAAGGTCGTTGTGGAAGTGCTGCTGAATCTGCTGCCGCAGCCCTTCTTTCTCCGCAGCGAGGGCTGACAGGTTGGCCCGCGTCTGCACCAGGGGCCGCGCCACTTCCTGCCCTTGCGTCAGGGCGTTCGTGTAGTTAATGGCACGCGGGGAAAGATCGAGCGCCCCGGTAACGCCGCTTTGCTGCACCAGCATGGGCGGGGCAACTTCGACTTCCAGGGAAAGCC